GGGCTTAGGTTATTCCCAATGAGAACACGTCTCCCATTTGATTAAAAAAGCACGAAAAAATACTTGACAAATAATCTGACCTGCGGTATTATAATTATAGAAACAAGGAAACCATATAAAATAAGGAGGAAATTAAAATGAGAATGAATGAGAAATATAAAATAGCGTATGAATTATGTAAACAAGATATAGAGCTAGGTTTATACGATAAATCTTTAGTAGCACTGGCTATACAAATTGGTAGGATATCTACTTTTTAGAGCTATCAGACTTCACAGAGGACGAGAGAGGTAATGAAGAAAATAAATTGCGTGAATTGTGTAATTGTTGGGAAAAAAGATATTATTCAAAGGAGGAAAAAATAAATGAATGAGAAATATAAGGAAGAGTATGAAAGATTTAAACTAGACATTTCTATAGGTTTGTATGATAATGCAATTATAGCTATGTCAAGTAATTTAGGTAGACTTTTAGCGTTTTTAGAGTTATCGAGTTTTAATGAAACGGAGCGCAGTGAAGAAGAGAAAAAATTAGAGCCTTATATTATGATTGGAAAAAAAGATATTATTCAAAGGAGGAAAAATAAATGATTAAATACAGACTTCACAATATTACATATTTCGGTGTAGAAATTAACGACTTCTACACTGAAAACTCACTAAACAACTACATATCATTGTTCGTAGACCCGCCGTATTGGGTTGAAAATTTAGAAGCACATGAAAATGTGTACATAGGTTTTGACAGACATAGCGAAATACCTTTATTTAATGGAAATGCTGTAGTAGTTACGCCTGATAAATTGGACGATTTAAAGGTTTCACGTGAAACAACACATGAAAGTGAAATAGAATGGATAAAAAGACATACTTCTGTAGAAGAAGAAAAAGAGCCACACACTAAACTAGAAAAAATATACTATATCTTAATTATGCTATCTGTAATTATCACGGCATCGTTTTTACTATATCTTTTCTTATCTTCTGTATCATTCATAGCAGAGTACTTTTCACAATTCACATGGAAAGTCTTTAATCTTTTATAAGGAGGAAAAAACACATGGCAAAATCAACAAATCAATTATTACGATACAAAGTAATGTTTACAAAAGGAGGCACAGGCGGATACACCGCACGCGTCATGATACCAAAAGAAGCAATTCGAGACTTAGATATACACGCAGGAGATTATATCGAGTATACACGTGTTCCTAATGGTCTATTATTGAAAAAGGTGATTGATTATGAGTAGAAAAAAGAAAGTATCTGAATTACAAAAATTATACAATAAAGAGTATAAGAATTATTTAAGACGTGTACAAAGACAGGTCGAGCAAGGCGTGCAAGTCAAGGTGATACAGAAAGTAAAAGAACCGAAAAAGACAAGTATTGAAAAGCTTAAAAAACAGACAGCGAAAGTGATTAAAGAAAACACACCCGTTGTTAATTTATTAACAGGCGAGCTTATTAGTAAATCAGAAAAGGAAAGAAAAAATGTATTAGCTTTGAATAGAGTTTTTGCATCGTTAGTACCTTTTGAACAGGATTATGCTCGACAAAATAATATTACCACTTTAAAAGGGTTAAAAGAATTAAAATCCACAGGTGTTATAATACGTGACTTTGCACCAGTACCCGAGTATGACCTATATATTGATATGTGGTATGATAGTTTGTATAGTTTTGTACCATTTACAGCACATTATTTAAGAATGAAAACAGACGCACTACTGGCTACTGCTACTGACACAGAACGAGCATTGGTTGGCTACACATATAAAAATGCGCCCGAAGTATTCCCAAATGAGCCATACATGGATAAAGCAACGATTGATGCAGTTTTTTCAAATATTCTTAAAAAAATGAAATTTTTTGAAAATAGTGAGGATTTCCAACAATTTATAAACATGCAAGATAATATTATAGAAAGTGAATAATCATGAAAAAGAAAAATGTTACATATTGGGCTTGCGATTTCGAGACAACCGTGTGGGGAGAGGAATTAGAAAAACAATTAAGAAAAAAGCAAGACTGTACAGAAGTATGGTCTGCCGCCGACGTTGCTCTTTATGATAGCAGTGAAACGGTTACAATTACTCATTCGATTAGAGACTTTTTAAATCGCTTTTTAACCATGGGAGGCAACAATATATTATATTTTCATAATTTATCTTTTGATGGTTCTTTTATTGTTGATTTTTTATTAAAAGAGAACTGGAAATGGGTACATTGTAAAGATAAGGAAATGAGAAGTAAGACTTTTCAGACTTGTATTTCAGATTTGGGTTCGTGGTACTGGATAAAATTAAAATGGAACAAGAACTTTATCGAAATACGAAACTCGTTAAAATTAATGCCATCATCACTCAATAACATAGCTAAATCTTTTAAGACAAAGCATAAAAAGTTAGAAATGATTTATACAGGTATGCGATATGCATATTGTAACATCACGGAAGAAGAGAAAAGCTATATTGAAAACGATGTACTAGTATTAAAAGAAGCTCTTGAAATGATGTTTGATGCGGGGCATCAAAAGCTTACAATCGGTTCTTGTTGTTTATCAGAATTTAAAGCAGGTTATGATTTAAAGGATTATAAAAGAATGTTCCCCGATTTAAGAGAGGATTATTTAGACGAAGATGTGACGGGTGTATGGAATATTTGGGATTATGTTCATAAATCGTACCATGGCGGGTGGTGCTATCTGAACCCAAAATTTGCACATATTGTAGTCGGAGAGGGTCTTGTATATGATGTAAACTCTCTTTATCCGTCTATGATGCATAGCATGAGTGGCAATAAATACCCATTTGGACATGGAGAATATCACAAAGGAGCGCCACCTATAGATTTAGTAAAAGCAGATAATAAGTATTATTTTATCCGCTTTACTTGTAGATTTAGAGTAAAAGAGCAAGCTTTTCCGTGGGTGCATATTAGACATAGTGCATTGTACAAATCGAACGAAAATTTATATACATCTGATGTTAGATACAAAGGTCAATATTATAGATATTATAGAGACGCCGACGGTAATATGTGCGACACAAAAGTAACATTGACCATGACTTGCACAGACTGGGAATTATTTAATGATACTTATGAAATTTATGATTTAGAGATACATGATTATGTATGGTTTTATGCCCGTGATGGATTTTTTAATGCTTATATTGATAAGTATGCAGAAATGAAAAAGAACAGTAAAGGCTTTTCTCGTCAGTTGGCAAAACTGTTTTTGAATAACCTTTATGGAAAATTTGCAATGTCTGATAACTCATCTTATAAAGAGCCATATCTTGATAAATATGGTGTTGTTAGATTTATCTTGCACGAGGAGCATGAAAAAGGAGTTGGATATATTCCGATAGGTTCTGCCATTACATCATACGCTATGAATTTTACGATAAGGCACGCATTAGCAAATAAAGAAAGATTTTGCTACGCTGATACTGATAGTATCCATTTGATTGGTTTGGAAGATGCGAAAATGGTTATTGAGCATCCTACAAATTTTTGTTGTTGGGGTTGTGAGGCAACATTTGACTTTGCATATTATGAGCGACAAAAAACATATGCAGAACATATTGTAGCCGAGAACAGAGAGCCAGTTGACACACCATATTTAGATATTAAAGCGTGTGGCATGAGCAAATCAGCGAAAGAACAGTTCATTGCAGAAAATCGTGATATAAAAGAATTAACCACAGATTTGGAATTGTATAACTGTAATTTAAAGGCAGAGCGAGTGAAGGGAGGGATAGTATTAAGAAATAAAGACTTTAAGATACACGCTCAAAAAGATAAAAAAATTATCATATAATACTTGATTATATTTTAGTGTTGTGCTATTATAATAATGTAATAAATAAAACATATTACATTACATTCACACTCACAAAAAAACAGAAAAATGAGGAAAACAAGATGATTACAAGGACATTAGTCACAGCGGAGGTATCTGTAGAAAGAGTCTACAAAGACAATGAGACAGGCGAAATAAAGAAAGATTGCTTTGACGAAAAATTAGCAAATTGCAAGACAAGGGAAAAAGCGGAAATCTTGATTGAAAAGCAGTACAAGGGAGATATTGTTTCTATTTTAGATATCAAATTTAAAGTGGAAAAACGTGCAATGACGGACGAGCAGTTTTTACTCAATTCTGATGTCAAGAGCGAAAAAATTGTTACCGAAGCAGAGTTACAGGAAATGAAAAAGGAAGATTAAAAGGAAAAACAGGAGGTAAATAACATGGTAGAAATTAAAGAAATGAGCAGAGAGTTTACAAAGGTTGAAAAGTATTTAATGACCACAGCACCCGACATCGAGCCATTAAAAAATATTGATGACGGGCAGTCTATCGAGGTTGACGGTTTTATCATTTTTAATGACATCAAAGACAACGGAGACGTGCAGGAGATTGTGAGTATTATCACACCCGATAAGAAAGTTTATTCGGGTCAGTCCGCAACCTTTAGACAATCTTTGAAAGATATTGAAAGTGTTATGGACGGTGAAAAATTTTCTATCATTAAAATTAGTGGAAAGACAAAAGCAGGGCGTGATTATATCAATTGTACTTTAGATGTATCAAATTTATAAAATGATGCCGTGAGAATACCATTTTAATTCCCTTCTTCTAAAGAGGTGGCTATATGCCACCTCTTTTATAAAATAAATGTTTCACGTGAACCATGAATGGAGGCGCTAAAATGTTTGACGATGGTTATTATCATTGTGAGAGATTGCTGACCATGAAAGATAAATACGGGAAAACCCCCGATATATATATTGTAGATGGAAACAGAACAGCTGGGAAAAGTTACTCTATTAAATGTAGACAAGTTTCCGATTTTTTAAAAGATAAATACAGACCCGAAAATCAGTTCATTTATTTATATCGAAATGTCATTGATATGACAGAATGTGCAGATACATATTTTGGCGATATTGCGGAAGCATTTGACGGTTATGTTATGACTGAAAAGCGCTTGATGCGAGGCTCATTAGTACAGTTATTTATCAATGAAGAGCCATGCGGTTATTGTTTGGCTTTAAATGTCGCAAGAAAATATAAAAAAATGCGTGGACTGTTTGTCAATATACGCTCTATATTTTTTGATGAGTATCAAGACGAAGATAATATATATTTGCCAAATGAAGTAAATAAGTTATTATCATTATGTACAACAATTAGTTCTGGTCATGGTAAACAGCATAGACGAGTGATTTTATATATGTCATCAAACACCGTATCGTTATTGAACCCTTATTATAAGGAATTTGGCATTAACAAAATGTTAAAAAAAGACACTAAATTTTTACGAGGTGATGGTTGGGTGTTTGAGCGAACTTACAATGAAAATGCATCAACAGCATATCAAGAAAGCGGTATTGCACGAGCTTTTAAAAATGCTAGTTATAATGCGTATGCAAGCGAAAATAAATATCTAAACGATAATGAATGTTTAATTGGTAAGCCAAGTGGACAGTCTCGTTATATTTGTACGATTAAGTATAATGATAACCTGTACAATGTCAGAAAATATGATGTATGTCTATATGTATCAACAGGTGCAGACGATAGTTTTCCAACGAGAATATGCTTTACAAAAACCGATGTTATAGATAATACGGCTATACGTGTCAATTCAACACATTACATTGTTACAATGTTACGAGAATATTTTAACAGAGGGTTGCTTCTATTTGAAAATTTGGAATGTAAGAACATGATATTTGATGTCATATCATTTTAATGCTTCACGTGAAATATTGACATTTCAAATGATATATGTTATTATAAAATCGTACCCAAAATAATACGTGCATTGTAATTGATATACACGCACATAGACAAGTAGTCTGATATCAATTTTTTGGCGTTGCGTTCCCTTTGCATCGATTATTTTGTAAAGTACAAAATGTTTCACGTGGACAATGTTTCACGTGAAACATTTTTAATTTACAAACAAATCTATTTGTGTTATGATAGAAAAAAGGAGGCGATATCGTGACAAATGAAGTTATCACATTAATTAATAGTTTAGGGCTTCCGACCGTGGTTGCATGTGCGTCCATGTGGTATGTAAAGTACAGAGAGGACAAAAATGACCAAAAAATTGAAAGAATGACGGAAGAACACAAGGAAGAAATGACAGATATTACGAACGCACTGAACAATAACACATTAGCGTTACAACGTATCTGTGACATTTTTGATAGTAAGGAGGATATCAAACATGAGTAAAAAAGCAGTTGACATATCATATCATAACGGAGTAGTTGATTTTGAAAAAGTAAAAAATGCTGTGGACTATGTTATCATTCGCTGCGGTTATGGACAGGATATAACATCACAAGACGATAAACAGTGGGCAAGAAATGTCAGTGAGTGCGAACGGTTGGGGATTCCATACGGAGTGTATTTTTATTCCTATGCAAAAACAACAGCTAGAATTGAGGGTGAAATTAATCACTGCCTTAGATTATTACAGGGGCACACTCCTAATTTACCTGTATTTTTCGACAGCGAGGAAAAAGGAACGCAGTCTGTAGCAAAGCACAACGCAAAGCGCTTTTGCGATGCTATGCTGACGCATGGTTATAAAGCTGGAATTTATGCTAGTAAATCATGGTACGAAAATTACATCGGTGAGACTTGGGGATATGACTTGTGGATTGCTCGATATGCGAATGTGTTAGATGTAGAAAATGTAGACATTTGGCAATATTCCAGTAATGGAACGGTTGACGGTATTAACGGACGATGTGATGTGAACCACGTTTACAAAGACTATGGAGCTTCAAATCCTACACCTAATGTTCCACAGAGTCCACCAACGCACGTGACCCCAAGAAACGAACTGATTGCCACGGGTCAACAGCACGCCATTAATTTTACAGGTGTTCAAATTGCAGTTGACGGCATTGTAGGAAGAAATACCAAAAGAATGGCTGTGCGTGTGGTACAGCACGCTATGAACATGGATTACGGTCGCACGATTGCGGAGGACGGGCTTGTTGGTAAAAAGACAAAAGCGAAAGCTGGACGTCATTATGTGAAACGTGGGGAAACGCAGTACTTAGTCACAGCGCTTGAAATATTATGTCTCTTACAAGGAAAAGACCCGAACGGTGTGGAACATCCTGGAACATTTGGAGGAGGATTGGCGCACGCTTGTGGAACTGAGTTCGTTTATGCGAAAGATATGCTATACATGATTTAATTTTATTCACGTGGAACAAAAATGTTTCACGTGAAACATTTTAAGGAGGTCAGTAAAAAATGCCAAATATCAATGTAGCGTATCAATGGGCAGTCAATGCGTGCAATGCCCCTAATATAGGCTATTCCCAGCAATATCGTAGAGGACAGACAGTGAACGGTATTACATATTATGACTGCAGTTCTTTTATTTCAAAAGCACTTACAGAAGCAGGGTTCTTTTCAGTTAATCCTTGGTTCACAACAAGGACAGAGGAGGGCTATCTATTACAAGCTGGGTTCAGAGAAATTAACATTAATGAAGCGTGGCGAGCCTCGGACGTGGTTTGGCGTAGCGGTCACACAGAGATGGTATATCAAGGGGCAGGTGCAGGAAATGGCGGTATTACCATGGGAGCGCACAGTGGACGTTACCCATTACCCGAACAGGTCAGCATTAATACATATGTTTCCAAACCGTCCGCTTGGTCAAAGATATATCGTTATGGAGATAGTGCTGGAATGCCCCTTGAGTGGGTTCACGGAAACCGCTATCTTACAGAAGATGAAATGAAGAACAATGCTTATGTGTTCTATAGCACGATGTTTTTTAAAGATTTTACCTTGAATTCAATAGCTGGAATGTTGGGAAATATGGAGATAGAGTCCAATATTAACCCAGAGCTATGGCAGTCGCTAAAAGAGGGAAATTATAATGGTGGTTATGGTTTAGTACAGTGGACACCAGCAACAGTCTATACAGACTGGGCGAACGCACATGGATATGATATCACAGATGGTTACTATCAATGCGTATGGCTTGATGAAGAAACCGTAAGCAGTGGGCAATGGAAAGAAACAGCGAAATATCCGATATTATGGGAAGAGTTTCGAAAGTCCACGAAAGAACCAGACTATTTAGCGTCCGTATTTTTAAAAAATTTCGAGCGTGCAGGAGCGGAAAAAGAAGAGGAGCGTAAAAAGAACGCACTAAAATGGTACGCATATCTACAAACATTATCCCCATATCCAATCCACCCACATTCAGGAAAAAGAAAAATGCCCATTTACTTTTTCTTTCCGTGGTGATATAATAAAAACGTAAAAGGGTGACACTATAAATAAAGGAGGTAAATAAATGGATTTTAAAGAAGCATTAAGCGAATTAATTGACGCTGTAGCAGACGTTGAGGAACACGGTGACGCAATTGAAGTTTTACAGAATTATGAGGGAGAAAGAGACGGAGAAACAGACAGCGAATGGAAAGACAAGTATTTAAAGCTAGAGAGCGAGTATAAAAAGCGCTTTAAGGAAAAAATGGCAGAGGGTACGACTCGTGCAGATGATAAAGGCGAGTCAAAAGACGAAACAGAAAAAATTACCGTGGAAGATTTAGACTTTAACGGTAAAACAGAGTAAGGAGGCTTTAACAAATGGCAGACGCAACCAACAAAAACATTTTAAAAGCAGTCAAACAGGAGCTTTCTTTCGAGGTTCAGAACCACTTGCCTGTGGAAGTCTCGGACAATTTACAGGCTGTCTATGATAACATTCTGAATTTTGCCCCTGTTCGGAACGAAATTGTTCCGTCATTAATTAATCGTATCGGTATGCAGACGGTAGACAGCATCGCATGGAGAAACCCGTTAGCACGTTTCAAAAAAGAGCCGATGCGATACGGTGAGACACATGAGGAAACTTATGTGAATATGTGTAAAGGACATGTTTATGACTCACAGGCAGATTTTAAATACGCATTCCAGCAGTATCAGTCTTATATCATGAGCGTGTTCCATAATGTCAATCTTGAAATTCAGTATCCTGTGACGATTACATATGACAATCTTAGAACAGCTTTTACAAGCGAGTACGGTATCCGTGATATGATTATGGCAAAAATGGAAAGCGCTATCACAGGGGCGAACTGGGATGAATATCTCGCTATGCGTGATTTGATTAATGTCGGGTATGAAAAAAAGGTGCTTCCAGCAGTGACAGTTGATAGAATTATTGATGAGGCATCAGCGAAAAAGTTATTGATTGAAGTAAAAAGAGCAGTTGGAGAGTTTGGTTTCCCATTACCCGAGAATAACCCAGCCGGCGCAACTTCTCACGCTATGCCAGCAAATCTGATTTGGATTACTACGCCAGAAGTGAACGCACAGATTAGCGTTGACGCTCTAGCCTATGCGTTCCATATGGACAAAGCAGACGTGGAAGTTCAGACCGTGATTGTAGACAAGTTTGCAAACAGCGCAATCCAAGGCGTTCTTTGTGATGTTCGTTTCTTCAACGTACGTGACCAGTTCAAGGAAATGACCGACCAGCGACTCGCAAATGTCTTATCATGGGACTACTTCTATACACAGGTGGAAATGGTAAGCGCAAGCCCGTTCTACCCAATTCGAGTCTTTACGACCGATACAGTTGTTGATGTGCCGACACTTAGTGTCACAAATGGAACTTATGCAGCCGGTCAGACACAGGAAGTTGAAGTGACGGTAACAGGTGGAACAGGTACATACCATCAGAATTTAGTCACTCTTGAGGTAGAAAGTGGGGCTACTTCTGCCAAGACTTATGTCATTCCTGGAACACATCTCTTACATACGGGAGCGGACGAGACAGGAACTATTATGCTGAAAGCGGTTTACAGACCGAACGAGACTATCACAAAGAAAGCAAGTTTCACAAAAGCGTCATAATAAACGGGGGTCGTTATCTATGATAAATTTACCTGTTCAAGGAGGGGTCGCACCACGTGACCCCGAGACAAAATTAAGATTGTATAGTGGAGTACCATGGTCTGACGAGTATGAACACGTTAGATTATACAATTCAAAAGAAGATTTGCTAAATCATTTAGAGTTATATCGTAAACATATCAATAGTGTTGACTTGTCACACCTTGCCCCGATTAAAGTAGGCAATTATGATATCCGTGTACCGTTCACAGAAATGAAAGCACTTAATCTCAATTATTTAGCTTTTCAAAATAGTGGGATTTCTAACGATTGGGTATTTTGCTTTATTAATTCGATTGAGTGGCTCTCTGAAAAAACAACTAGAATTAACTTTTCCTTAGACGTGTTTCAAAATAACTTTTACGATGCAAATATCAAACCTTGCTTTGTAGAGTATCACCACATTCCAAGGAGTAAAGATGAGATAGGAGCAAATCTAACGCCTGTCAACCTAGAAACAGGCGAAACGATTGTATCACAGCACAAAAAATTAGACTTAACACCAACTGAATGTTGTGCTTTTGTCACACGAGGAACAACAGAGCAAAGTTGGTTTGAGGGTCGTGTGGAAAACGGTGTATATTGTTGGGGTAGTATCGGACATTATGATGTAACTACAGAAGATGGTCTAAAAGGGATTAACAGTTTGTTGGAAGATTATAACAATCAAGGTGCACAAGATGCCGTTATAGGATTATTTATGTCACCAAAATTATGCACGCTTGCATTAGGTGGAAAAGAAATAAAACCTAAAATTACATCTATGCAGATATCTGACAATGTATTCGAGGGATATAAACCGAAAAATAAAAAGCTATATTCTTATCCATGGTTATTTTGTCTGGCTGATAACAACCAAGGCAATACACATATTTATAGATATGAATATAGCTATAACCGAGATAAGTCACTTGAGTTCGACAGCTATGGAACTATCGCAACATTACCCCAAGTTTTGACAGCACCAAAAAATTATAAGACACGTGAAGAGTTAGGGCATGGACTAATGAGCGAAGCGCTTATTAACTCTTCTTTTCCGATGTGCTCTTTTTCTTCCGACACTTATCGGGCATGGCTTGCACAAAATAAAAGTTCTATCGCTCTATCTCAAGTTCATACAGCTGTCGATGCCACTCTAGGAACAAGCACGGCAATAGCTGGGCTGGCTGGTGGAAGTTTACAGGGAGGTCTTAACGGTCTAGGCAAAACGACGAACGCTTTTTGGGGCGCTCTTGGAATGTTAGCCAATCAGACAGACAGAGCAAGAAACGCTGGAGTGACGCATGGAAAAGCATTATCAGAAAATGTATTGACAGGCATCAAAGAGTGCGGTGTTGATTTTTACGAAATGTCATGCAAAAAACAATTTGCAGAAATGGCAGATAGCTTTTTCGAGCAATTTGGCTACCCAATCAATAAGATTGCAACCCCTTATTTGCACTCAAGAGCATATTGGAACTATGTGAAAACTTCTCATTGCGGTTTTACTGGTGATATTGATTTAGACCAGTTGAAAAAGCTCCGAAATATATTTGACACTGGTGTCACATTGTGGCATACTGACGACGTAGGAAATTATGGACTATCCAACGATTAAAAGGAGGTGCGTAGAAATGAGAAATCCATTGCGAATTTTTGAACGAAATGTCAATAAAAAGAAAAGCAGTGATTTTGAAACAATCAAATCTATATTCTTTTATGACATTTTCGATATATTTGTAAATAGGTACAAATGGAATAATTTACCCGAAGAAATATTGCCGATGTATATCGAGCAAACGCTCTTTTGGCATGGACTTGGCGTATTCATAAAAGATAATATTGCTGGTTATGCTTTTATGAAAGTTTCGTTGTCGGGTTTACCCGATATCTATAACATACCTCAAGATAGAATTGCTTATACAGCAAATGGATACATTGAAGAATATGGTAAAGAAAATAGTTGTATCTTATGGAATAACTACTCAACTATGCCATATTACTATAAGGCTTTAATGTATGCAGATGCTATGGCGAACACTTGGAAAACAAAAGGCATTAATATGTATGCACAGCGTACACCTGTTGCACTTTCTTCATCAGACAACGAAAAAATGAGCTTTGAAGTTGTAGGCGAAGAGTACGATAACTATTTACCTATTATAAAGCTGTCCGACTCGTTAAACTTAAAAGATATTAAAGCTTTGAACATGGGAGCACCTTACATTATTGATAAATGTGAACAAGAATTGAGAGATTTATGGTCACAGGTATTAACATCTTTAGGCTATGAAAGCAATCCTGTAGAGAAAGGCGAACGCCTTGTAACTGGCGAGACAGCTGGAAACAATGGACAGATTGAAGCCAATAGAAACGTGGGTTTGACATTAAGAAGAAGATGCGCAAAAGCTATTAACGAGTTATGGGGTCTGAATGTGACAGTTGACTTTAACAGTGAACTGCCTACCATGGTGAACGGATATGTTCCTGACAAGTATATGCAAAAAGGAAAGGATGGTGACGAGATTGAGTAAATACACAACTACAGTGAAAGATATTTGTGAAAGCTTTATCCCACCTCAAGAACTATGGAGCATGGACTTATCAGTAGAGAGAACTATTGACAAAACACAGGATAAATTTTTTAATTTTGATTTTCCATTTTATTCAGAGGATAGAAAAGACTTATATACTTTTAAGACATATTTTTTACTTAGATACTGGAATAATTATATAGGTTTTGAAACTCTAGGTATGTGGAAAACTGCTTTTCTAGCAAAAATGCATGAATTGACACCTTATTATACAAAACTGTATAACGCAATTCAAAATGATAACCCTTTTACAAATGTAAATATAACAATAACAGAAGCAGAAAAAGGAAACGAAAAAACAACAACTAAAGCAACAGATGCAGGACAAAGCGAGGTAAAAAACAACCAAAACTATGAAAATATTGACAGCGACAACCCACAAGTTACCGTAGCAACACAAGACTATGCGAGCGCTATGAGCAGAGGCGAGACTGTCAACAACACTACAACAAATGCAAAAAATGAACACACAGGAAACGATAACAAAGACAGTAAAAGAGACAGAGACACGAAAGAGATAGGATTAAGAGGAAAATCAACGAGTGAAGCAATTGATGAATACCGAGAGCAAATACAGAATATCAATCGAGAACTTGTAGAAGCTTGCCGAGATTTATTTTTAAAAGTTTGGTGATAAGGAGGTAAAATATATGCCGGAAGAATTAAAGCCTGTAGTTCCTTTACTTTGTTGTGATATACCTAGTGTATATAGCAACAAACAGAGTTATTATGAATGCTTGTGTTATATAGGCTATAAAGTCAATGAATGTATTGACGCAATCAACGGATTTACTGACGCCTACAAACAGTACACCGACGAAAAAGTTTCAGAGTTGAAAACGTATATTGACGGACTTAACCGTGATATCTACAACCATATAACGGAAGTTGAAACAAATATCCGTCATGATATGGACACTAGGGATAATGAGCTTGACGAAAAAATCAATAAAGTACAGACAAATTTACTTGATAAAATCAGTGCGTTAAACATTCTTATTTATGATTTAAACGCTGAAACAAGAGCGCATATTGACACAGAGGTTAAAAAACTCTATGATTATATCAATGACTATGTGCCAAATAATATGGAAGTGTTGAACCCTGTAAGAGGATATCGAACAAGTTTGAACCAAGCGTTAGCAGATATGTATGACAATCTACGTTATTATGCTTTAACTTGTAACGAGTTTGACTCTTTAAATTTAAGTTGTACAGAATTTGACGGGTTATCAATTAACTGTACAGAGTTTGACTTGTACGGTGCAAAAAAATTCAGAGTAGATAGCAACTTATATATGCATGACCCATTTACAGGAGCGTATGTTTTTTATCAAGATGTAATTTACAAACTTGCAGAATTGCATTTTGATAACCCAATTACAGCTGGCGAGTTTGACGCTTTATTATTGACGGTAACAGCATTCCAGTCTAAAGCCTTAAGCGCTTACACATTTGACAGTAACGCAAAAACGGCGTTAAAATTATAAATTAAAGGAGGATTTTAAACTATGAGTTCAACAAACAAAACAACTTATTATGATTTAAGTCAGTATATCGGAACTGACAAGCCGACATATTTAGGAGATTATAATTCTGATATGTCTAAAATTGATGCAGGTATTCACGGGGCAGACGATAAAGCCACCACAGCTTCACAGAACGCTGGAAGCGCAATTGCTAGAGTTGGCGAAGTTGAAAAAACTGTGCAGTCACATACAAGCGCTATTACAACGTTACAGACAGATGTTACAGGACTAAAAGAGAGTGTAAAAACAGCACAGAACACAGCCACTACAGCAGATGGAAAAGCCGACAGCGCACAGCAAACAGCCAATAGCGCACTTTTGACCGCTAATAATGCCAGTGCTAAAGCCGATAATGTGAATAAAGATGTAACACTGTGGACAGGTAGCGTTAAAAACTCAACTGTTGCACTTAGTGACAGCTTGACAAATTACAGATTTTTATATATTGAAACAAACGCAGGAATTAGCCCTTTGTTTGCTTATAGAAATGACAAGAAAAAATATGTCGGTTGTCAACAGGTTTTAAAAGATGGGGCGACAAACACTGTGTCCACAATATCAGTCAACCTGAATATAGTTGATGATACGCACATCACGGTTAATACTAATGTTATTGACCACGCATTTAGTAGTACGCACCCAGCGCTTGACGCTATTTATACATTAGGTGTTTATGGTATTCCGAGATAAACTAAAATAACCTCACCAATTTGGTGAGGTTATTTTTTATTCCTCCTTTTAATCAATCTCTAAAATAAATTTTTTCAATACTAAATCTATAGTAGTCATATATTTATGCCCATCTTTTATATAATACATTCTATGTAAGTATCTTCCGGTGCTTCTTAAACAATAATCTATTGCACGCCCTGTATTATCAGTTTCACCTCTTTCTAAAATTTTAGCTATTCTGGTTCGAATTTCATCATTTACTTTTATCACCATTCCTATTACAAAATCGTCGTTATTTATTTGTCTTTCAACTTCTTTCGCTTGTTTATATAATTATAATACCACACGCCCGTTTATTTGTCAAGTATTTTTTCGTGCTTTTTTAATCAAATGGGAGACGTGTTCTCATTGGGAATAACCTAAGCCC